CCTTGATGCCCCCTGAGATAATACCCAATAGTGGACCACCCAAGATTGAAAATGATCCAACCACTGCTTTTAGAATAGGTCCAAGAAGAATAATTGCAGCTCCCAACGAAACCCAAAATGCTATCTTCTCTTTTTCTTCTGTTGATTTATCTTTGAACCATTCTGTAAGCCATTTTGCTCCGGCCTCCAAAGTTTCCAAAAGAGGCTCGAGAGAAACCACAAGTTCTGCCCCAAGTTTCTTGAATTGATCCATAACTGGCACGGTTTTTGCAACAGCGTCGTCAAGTTTCTTTTGAGCATCGGCTGAAGCGTTTAGTTTTCTTTCGTTCTCATCATATGCCTCAAGAGACATTCCAAAGATTCGATTAGCTTCCGCCATATCGGTGATACCAACAGAGTTGGCAATTGCTTTCTGAGTGAAGCGATCCAAGTCTTGGAATGCAACGCCTTGTGACTGAACGGACTCGACAAGCATTCTGATACGCTCATCTTCCGTTGCCATCAGCATCTCGGTTGTCGATAATTGAGTTCCAAGAAGTGCATTTAGCTTACCGGCACCTTCGGCTGCGCCAGCGAATGTGTCAAATTTGGAGGCAATGCTTAAAAGAGTCGAGGTCTCGACACCAGCAGCCTTGGCAGCTGCTGCGATTCCTTTGAACACGTCAACGGACTCTCGGCCATAAACCATCAAGGTTGAAAGAGATGAGTTAAAGTCTTTCGTCATCTTCGCAGCATTAACGCCGATTGAGACTCCAGCCATTGCAAGTTCGGTTTGCATTCTCATGGATTCATCTGCGGTCATTCCAAGGGCTTGGTTGAAGTTTTGGAAGATTTGAGCAGAATCCGAGGTTGCAACTCCAAGTTTCTCCATTTTTGCGACATTCAATGCGAGACTTGCTTGAGTTGCTTTTGACATCGATGTGAAGTTTGATGTTTGATCAACCATCGTCCCGATTGCCTTTCCAGCATCGTCCATTGAAACTCCAAATAGGTTTCCTTCACGACCAACTTCATAGAGAGTTCCTCTGAACTTGTCTCCTTGACCGGTTGCAGCAGCAAGGGATGCTTGAGCTTTATCGAAGGCTCCAAACAATTCGATTGAGTTGTCTTTAATTGCATTGAAGACATTGAGAGCGATGTTTTTGAGACTGATCGCTTCTAAGACATACTCTTTCATTGCGTTTCTGGCATCAATTCCTGCTTGTCCTTCGGCATTAAGATTCTTCAATAGCTTAGCGGAGCTAGCAAATAAAGAATCTTTATATTTTGCTCGAATTCCAATGCTCTCAACGAGTTTGTCGGCAACTTTTAGAGAACCTTTATCTAAAAGCTCGTTTCCTCTTTTGATGGAAGCTTCTTTTTCGAGATTTTTTAAAATCGATTCTTGGGCCTCATCTAATTCCACATGCGCTAGTTTTTGAGTATCGCCATATTTTATAATTTCTTCGATAGCTTTGGCATATTCTTTCCTTTGCTCATCAGTTTGCGCTTTTTGCTTAAGCATCTCTGTTGCTTGAAGTTTTAAGAGGTTCAAGGACTGTTGATTCTGCTCTTTCCTATCGCCAATAAGATCAGCAGTGTCTCTAAGGAGCTCTGCCATTGCCTTTTCGTGCTCTAATCTAACCTTGGACATTTCCATAATGTCTTCGGTCAAGCCACGAAGTTCTTTAATGGCCTTTACTTTTTTATCTAAAGCCAAAACTTCTTCGTTTGTAAGGTTGTTAAGAGTCTCTTGGTCCTTAACTTCTTCCTTTTTGCCGGTTCCCTCTTCTTTTCCGTCTGCCATATGCAACCCCTCGTGTTATGAACTAAATAGTTCATGCAATAAAACCCAGAGCGCGTTTATCGCTTCTGGGCTTTCTTCATTTCTTTTGCTTCGTCTTCGAACTGCTTCTTCAGCCTTTCGATAAACCAAGTCCTCAAACCAATCGGCAATGAGTGGATCTCTGTGAAGGACCATCCTCCGAAATGTTTCAGAATAAAGAATCCTTCATAGATGCCTTCCATTGCTTTAGGTGTTAGGCCAAAAAAAGTCGGTCCCGAATGGAACCTGAACCTCCTGTTCGTGGGAACAATTTTTGCATGTTAGAGTCTCGGAGATATCAACCGACGGCGTTGCATGCTTAAGGCACATCTTGAAGTGAACAGAGTCGGCCATCGGCATGTTATCAACAAATTGGTTGATGATGTCTTTACCTGAATGCCCTTCAATTGAAAGAATCATTTCTTTGTATTGTTCCGAGATCGAGAACTCTTTCTTATCGTTGATAAGTACTTGAGCGATCTTTGATTCTTCGATTCCATTTGCGAGGCGAAAGTTGATGTTGAATTGAGAGAATGGAAGCTTTGTGGTGAACACTCCGTCATCAGCAATCTTAACAATGTCTTGATCAGGTTGGATTCCACCTGTTACTCTTGGGTTTCGAAGATCAAACATCATTGTGTTATTTGTCTCGCACTTTGGACACTTCACACGAGCCTCATAATCATAGCCATAAGCCGTTCCACGAGCTTTGATAAGGATTGCATTACGGTCGGCAATAAGAAGCGTTAATGGGTCGATTTCGGACTCTATGATGATGTTTTCAAGCAACCTCTCAAGAGCAACTCCTTTCTTGATCAAGGATTGGTTTGACAAGGTGTCTTCGTCTTTTGCTGTCATGTATCTAATCTCAATTGACTCTCTGCCGTGAAGCGGATGATCTTTTGGATATCCAACTCCTTTTGATGGCAAGTCAACGAATTCTGTTGGAGCTGTAAAGCTCAATGGGTTGAACATTTGAGGTGGTGCTTCACCGGTTTCTGGTTGGTTGTTCATTCCAAGCCTATCTGAGTTTCTGCTCATTTAACCTCCATTAGTCTAGGTAAGCATAATCGTAAGTAACTGTCAGATTTAAAGTTACAAGGTCATCCGATGAATAGTCGAGGTTTCCGAATCTTATCTCTGAGATAAAAGCTCCTTCGAGCTTCCATGTTTCAATAACCTTTCCTTCCTTGCCGATTTGTTCAATGCGGATGTTTCCAATCTCGCTAAGGCCATTTCCCTTTGCTAAGCCCGTGTCTTTGCTGAGCTCTTGTGGATTGTAGCCAAAAGCGCTGAGTTGGCTTAATAAGTCTGTGACGGTCTTTCCAACATCAACGATCTCAATGTTGATTGGATTCCATGAAATGATGCCGGGAACGTTGATCTCGTGATTTATCAATCGATACTTGTTTGAGTTGACACTGAAAGAAGGTTTATCGACTTTCTTTGCGCTCCACCAATAAGGAGACTTTCCGGTATCGCCAAGTTCCAACCCATTGGTGGATCCTAGACGAAAGCGGAAAGCTCTTTTTGGTTCAAGGCTATTATTGGTCCAAAAGGACATTTAAGCCTCCTTAGTTCGGGCTACTTCCCGGTGCCGGGAATTGGTTAGTTTGACCATTGTTGCTCAAAGCATTAGTGCAAGATGCCCAATCGTATTTCCAAACCAAGTCGATTGTTCTCATATCGTCATTTGTGTAATCAAGAGTTGAGAACTTTACAGATGTGATGAATGGATTATTCATAGTCCAAGATTCAACCACATTTCCGTCACCAGAAAAGATGTCAATTACAACTGAACCAACAGCTGCATTTGCACCAGATTTTGTAATCGATGTCGGACCGAAGGTTCCAGGTCTTGTAACTGATCCGTCGAACTCTTGCAAACCTTTGATCGAGTAACCAGAATCTAAGATAATTTGATTCGTCATCTGAACAGCGTTTGGAGAAATTGGATCAACAAGGGTCATGTTGACATCTTGCCACTGAACGCGTCCCGGAAACTTATATTCGTTATCAAAGAAAGAGTGAGTAACATCTGTAACTGTGTAGCTTGGGGTGTCAACCGTTTTTGCCCACCAAACAGCTGCCGAACCAACACCGTAGTTTTGTGTTAGGTTTGACATTGTTACGCGCCATCTAAAATTTCTTTTAGGCTCTGTTGTGTTATTGGTCCAAAATGACATGATTAAGATTCTCCTATTTATTTGTAATTAGTGTCAATTAAAATTCAACGCCAGTTTGGGTTACGACAAAGTCGATAACGACGTATTCGATTGCTTTCGCAGGCTTCACGAAGACCTTTGCATACATGATGTTGCGATCTTGCAAGTCTGGAGTTGTTGTGGATTCATCAAGAACCACTTTGTATTCTGTGATACCATATTGTGAACGAACTTCTGAGAGGATTGGCTCAATGGTCGCTTTAAAGCGGTCATAAGTTGCCTTAACACCTTGCTCGAACAAGAATTGGTCTGCGATTCCACCGATGCGCTTCTTCAAGTAGATCATCATTCTACGAACGTTGATGCGATCGAGAGCAGTGTCGGTTGGTTGAAGAGTCTTTTGGCCAAAGATAACGGTGTCACCAGTTGCAGGGAATCGAGCGATTGGGTTAATGTTAACATTGTAAAGATCGTCACGGTCTGCTTTGCTCAAGTGCTCAAGAGTTCCAACAACGTTAGCTCCACCAGAACCACCAAGAGGGGCAAGGCCACCACGGTTAAATCCAGCAGGTGCAAACCAAGGCTGTGATAGGGCTTCAGACTTCGCAATTGCTCCAATGGCAGCAACACTAGGGGGAGCCATCAGAACGCTTCCATTGCCGCTTGACACGTCTGCAATGCGCACGTTTGGATAGTAAGCGGCAGCGTAAGATGAAGCAACAGAGCCACCTTCAGCAGTTGAAACCATTGTTCTAACAGATCCGTCTGCTGGCCCATTGCCATTGTCGATTTCACTTACATAGATTCCTTCCATGTCAATGATTGCCAATGCATCCCCGCGCTCTTCGGTTTGACGAACAAGCAAAGAGTTGATTGCAGAGTTGGTAACACCCGGAATTGAAATTAAGTCGTAACGACTTGTGTAATAGTCAGCAACTTGAGAGATTGCAGATTCCATTGAGTACTTTGCGTAGCCGCTTGAAAGCTCAGTGTTGTTGAATGGGTTCTCAACTTTGATGTCAACACCATCAGTTCCTCCAAAGAATGGAGCAGCAAATTGTTTGATTCCGAGAACCAAAGCGCCGCTTGTTCCATCATCGAATGCTGTTTGGAAAGAGTTGGCATGATAGTAAGTCCCAGTTGATCCGTCTTCGGTAATGAATTCCAAAGAGAAAGTGTAAGCTGCGTCTGTAGCAGGTGCAGTGTATTCCAAGTGTGGATTGTAGTTATCTACATTTTTGAGAATTCCAATGTCTGCAAAGTCTTCGCTTCCGCGTTGAGCTTCGTAGGACAAACCTTGAATAGCAGTTGGAGCGTAATTTGCACCATTCGGTCCAGAGTTTTGAACGCTTAGTTGGTGAGTTGGCCATCTGACAGTAACTGTGTCACCAGCGAACAATCCATCGACAAGCTGTGATGCGGTTCCGCGTGGCAATGATTCCGAACCTCTCAGCCATTTATTCTGAGAAGTAGCGTCTGACTCAGCAGCTACCGCTGCGTCAATCTTAGCAGGTCCCAAGAAACCAAGAGGAAGATCAGTCTTATTGACTCCATTTTCAGCCAATTCAACACGGATAAGATTTGATTGATTATTAAAAGAACCAGAAGAAACAATTTTTCCTAATGCCGAATCCCATTCTTGCTTAAGATCTCCGATTTTCTTTAAGATATAATTTGGAGAATCTGGATTCAAGGTAACGTTTACAAACTTCTCAACATACTCAGCAGGTCGTTGACCAGCACGAGCAATTTCGATTGTGAAAGAGCCTTCTGGACGAACAGTTGTTGCTTTACGCAAGTCTTTAATTCGAACAATGTGGGTCTTGTGAAAATCTGATCCCTCATCTAAGGCAGCAAGTCGGAACAAGCGCTTATAGTTAGATGCCTTGGATCCGATAAACCAACCAGTCTTTGCTGCTGAAAGCTCAACACGATGATCTGTGAAGTCTTTGCTATCTTCTTTTAGGGCGGCAGTCCATGCAATAAGGTCTCCGCTTAGTCGACCAACGTTGTTTTCAAAAGACTCTCCCAAGAAGATTTTATGACCGTTCCAACCTGAATCAAACAAGGTGGCATCGGTGCTTAAAACGTTTCGGATGAAGTTTTGTGAAGTAGGTTCGAAATTGAAGTTGAAAGCGAATTGGCTTGTGCCGTTGTCTAGTTCAGCACTCCAACCATTTGTTCCTTCGACAACAGCAGTTGCAGTTTTATCATTAATGCTAGCACCGTCTCTTGTTGTTCCTGTCAAAGTAACGTTTGAGCCGCTTGTGTAAATGATTGCGCCAAGAACACCATTAATTGGCGTTGTGTCAGCACCACCACCGAAGACAACGTCACCAGCAGCTGCAGCGTTTGATGAAATAATGTTTTTGTTGTCTCCAACAGTACCGAGGGTCTCTTGTGTGAAAGTTATCGTCCCGTCAGCATTGTCTGTTGCTGTAAAGTCAACATCAGGGTCTCGAGAGCTCACATAAGCTGTAATAGCGTCTTCGATAACCCCAGCGGCGTTGGTTGCACTAAGGCCGACGACGGTTGATAGTTGAATGTTGAGACCGGAGGTTGCTGCTGCCGTAAAGGTAAATGTGTAAGATCCGCCAACAAATTCAATCTCAATAGTGTCATTAACTTGAAATTGATTTAAGACAACAGTCTGATCTGCAATAGTCAGTGTCGCAGTTGCAGCAGTTGTTCCAACCAAGTCAGCGTTTTCGGCAACATAGATTCCGATCGCGCCTTTGACGTCAGCTTCACTTATAATTCCACCATTCAAGGCGGAGTCAGTGCTTTGTTCAACAAACCATCCGGCTTTATCAGCGTCACCAGCTCCGTCTTCTTGAACACCAGCCAAGCGAATAAACTTAACAGGGCCGACATCAGCAGCAAGATAAGCTTCGGCAGCATATGCAGCCCAACCACCACCACCGGTGTTTCCTTCGCGCCATGGATCACCACGCTTAACTCCATCCATTGGAGTTCCGAAGACAGCTTGGAAGTCCGATAGAGACGTAATTTTGATTGGCTTCATTGCGGGGCCTTTCTTG